GGTATCAAATCCATACCAATCAGGTTAGAAAATTTCTCCACGCTTATGGGTTCAGGTATATATGTACCAAAGTACCCAACTTCTGTAGGCGGGTTTGACTTATGGTTGTGTGTGTCAGGTATACGTAGCACACGTGCCGCATCTGCTGTTACCGCAGGATCAGCCAACAAGTTTTTTTCTTTACATAACTTCTTAAAACGTTCCGCTATAGGAACCCATTCGTCTACCGATATTGCCTCATCTAATATCCAATATACATGTACCCCCCTACCAGAGTTAACTAGTAAAGGTTTAGGTAAACGTAATTCTTTACAGAACCTACGTAGATCTTTGAGTGCGTCGCTTTGACTAGGGTAGTCTTTGGATTCCCCGCAGTCTAAATCTAAGAAGAAAGACTTCAATTCATTTACATTGGTGACCTTTCTAGAGTTTGACTCCTTGAAAGTAGCTAACCCATAGTATGCATTGTATCCTTTAGCATCTAAGCCTTTTGCCGCATCCGCTAGTTCTGGTACGGTTTTATAGAACTTTTGAGTTAACTTATCGTCACCTAGTTTGTATGCAAATAAACAGTAGTATCCTTGGCTCCCCAATACTTTATTCAGAAATACTTCTGTGTTCATAATACATTCCTAGTTCCGAGGGTAGAGATAGCAGGGGGGCGGTTGCCCCCTTTTCGCATAAAGCTAGCTAGTTTTTGGGATTAGTCGTCCCAGTCGTCTACGATTGATGCAAGATCAGAGTCAGTCTTTTTTGGTTTTGGTGTTGCTTTTTTACTGACTTTCTTTGGTTCTGGTGTGTCACCAAATTCTGCTTCAATAACATTATCAACCGATTTAGGCTCTACCACCTCAAACGGATTGTCATCTTTTTGGAATTCAAAACCACCATCTACTTTACCGAATGGTGACGATGTTTCCATAGGCACATACTTAATAACCTGTACCGCTCTTAGACGTAGGGATACGTTCGCTTCACGCATACTATATGGTATAAACACAACCGCTACGTTGACTGTGCTACCTGTAGTTAACATGAAATCGTCAGGTAGTTTAACTCCTTTTGAGTCATATTGTACAGGCTTTAGTGTAGCTTCTTTACCGTAAGCACCTTTCAACGTCGCCTTGTATGAGTACATACCATCATCATCCTTGGTGAACGGCATCTCAATCTTCTCTGGCCAACTCTTCTCTTTCTTCCCTTCGTATGCTTTACACATTGCACCGAACAAAGCCTTGGCCTGATCTTTTGTCATACGAAACTTCATCTCGTATTTAGCGCCATCTTCAAACGCATCACACGGTACAGTGCGATTCTCCGCGTTATCAAAACGGTACGGTTTATTTATACGAGGCCAAAGTGCCTCAACGTTTTCAATTACATAACTACTATTTGCATTAGACATAACTATTTACCTTAATTTGCATTTATATCAAACCCATCTGCCACAACACCAAATGGTGACGGCTCTCTCGTTACGGGGACAAATGATGTGATAGCACGCTTAGTGTCCTCATGTACCATCATCTTTGAAACTGCAATCCCGTCACGTGAAGCCAAGGCTCGCATAGGCTTAAAATAAAGTTTTGGAACGACGCTGTCTTTATCAAACGTAATGTTTGTGACAACACTAACTACTGATGTATCGTGCGCAGATAGGTGGCGAGCATACTCTTGCATACCCATGTTCCCACCTTGCGCTCTACCAAATATAGAATTGGCAGGTATCTGCAACTGGTACACCTCTTCAATATCACCTTCAAATACAACGGCTAGACGCTGTTGAAACCTACAAGCCCTGCCACCATTATCACCAGAACCACGTACATTCTGTGTGCAATCCATACACCTACTCGATTGCAGGTTGTCTTGTGTTACATTTGAAGACGGTCTTTGCGTATCATCCGACCAACATATTGGTGCAGTAGACACATTAGGGTCAAACTTATCACCAAAGTATGATCTAGATACAGGCGCGGCATCCACAATGATTACGTTTACTGAATCACCAATGACTTCTTGTTTGTCACTTTGTATGTCTGTAAACACGCCACCGCGTATGCTTAACCTTCTCACTAGAAATCCTCATCTAGCATATCAGTGCCAAACTCAAAGTCACTGACAGCTTCTCCAACTACCGTATCTTTATTGGTACTCAAAAAAGCGTTTTCAATCCCTTGAAGGTTGTAACGATAAGTGTTACCGATCTTAACATACAGGTCAGCAGGTATCTTACCTTGCCGTAACCACTGCCTAACTGTGTGTTTAGATACACTAAACTTATCCGCTACGTCACCGATTGGAACAAAATTATCTGACATTACTTTCTCCTTACTGATACAACGTATTCAGAATCTACGTTTAACCCTTTAGGTACAAGGGTTGGGTTCTCTTCCAAAAACTGTTTCATGTTGCTCTGGTTAACACGCTTATCTAACAATTCTGGAACCTCGTTATCGAGAATAAACTCATGCAACGATGCCCAATCACTCGTCCAATAACGTGTTCTGGCAGAACGATAAAACAATCCCGCAGAAGTTCTTACACTATCTACACCTTGTTCTTGACAATAATCCAACAAAGCCTTCTTGACCTTATCTAATTGTTCAACTAACTCGGCATCTTTCTCTTTAAACTCTGCTGATAACTCACTACGCTTATCTTTTATCTTTAAATAAACACTAGTTAGCTTCTCAGCGTTCAACTTTTCTTCGCTCATCTTGCGCTCCTCTACTAAAGGGACAGTAAAAGTAGCGTATTATTGTGTACTAGTCAAGTACTTCTTTGTATAGATCAATCATTTTTGTGTGAATGTCTATTCTGTTGTCCAATAGTGTGTAAACACGTTTCTCTACGTAAGATCCTTGAAGATGTACCACCGTACACTTTTGATCTTGACCTGACCTGTGTACCCTAGCGTTCGCTTGCGCATACGTTTCTAATGAACTGGTGGGCGACCACCAAATGACAGTGTTGGCGGCTGTTAACGTGACACCATGAGCCGCAGACTGCGGTTGGATTACTAAGACTTTGGGGTCATCTTGTTCTTGAAAGCGTTTAAATATATCAGTGCGTTTGGGTGCAGGTACATCACCATTGATTATCTCTGTAGTTATACCATCATTGCGTAGCTTTTCTGTGAGTAACTGTATTGTATGCCTGAAGGGTACAAACACTAAGACTTTCTTGCTTGACTCATCAATGACCTCACGCATCACCTTATAACGATTAGTTATATCAAACTCTAATGCATCTCCTGTATCGGCATATACAGCACCAGAAGATATTTGTAGCAACTTGTTCATGTTAACTGCCGCATTGGCTGCCGTAATTTGTTCTCCCGCAGCCTGAGTAATCATTTTATTCTTCAGCTCGTTATAGTATTTCTTTTGCTGTCTAGTCATATCTACTTCACGCTTTACATATACCATAGGCGGCAGGTCTAGACATTCTTCTTTTGTGTAACGTATTGCAGGTTGAAGTACCCTGTGAACTGTTTCGGTAGCATCATCTTTGGGTATCCATTTAAAATTAGTGACCTTTACCATCACTTGATCTCTGAACGAACCAAAAAATCTAGGTACTTTGTCCTTGTTTACTAGCTTGGCTAGACCGTACGCATCTGTAGGGCTTTGTGCCGCAGGTGTACCTGTCATCATCCATAACCACGTATTGTTATTTACGAGTTTGGCTAACGTCTTCCAACGCTTTGTCTGTACATTTTTGTAGTGTGTCGCCTCATCAACGATTATTAAATCAAACCCACCGTTGGCAACTTCTTCGGACACAATCTCTACACCATCATAATTTATGATTACATATTCAGCATCGCTTTGTATTATCTCCTTACGTTTTTTAGCGGAACCGTACGCTACATCTACTTTACGGTGCATAGCAAAGCTAAATAAATCATTACGCCATGCTGATTCCATGATGGATAGGGGGCATATAACTAACACCCTATTTATCTTACCCTGTTCCAGTAAGTAATCTGATGCCCAAATAGCACTGGCTGTTTTGCCCGTACCTTGTTCGTTAAAACAAAAGGACTTCTTGTTTAGTGTGAAAAAACTTGCTGTGGCTTTTTGGTGTTCGTAGGGGTCATACCTGCCTGTCCATTCATACCTACCTTCTATAGGTGAAGGCGCATTGATCCCCATATTTCTTAATACCTGCACTTCGTCAACTCCCCAATTAACTAATACTTCATGCTCGGACAACTTCTTGCTTTTAGGAATTACATTCTCTACACGCCCCGGTGAGCGTAGGGTCAATAGCAGGGCCTTGTTCTCTACAATCTTCAACTTATTATTCTCCATTGGTTAACCTCGTAAAGCGGTCTTCGCTTACGATTAAATTAGCCCCACTTCGTCCGCAGATAGGGCTAGGTCTGTATGAATGAGCAAACAAAAACTCAACGGACTAGCTTGATTTTATGAAGTGTCCTACGAGGGAGGAAATTGTCCCCTACTCCATTGTCTTTTAGGACGCATCAAACTAAGCGTCCGAGAGTGAATTACTTCTTAGGCTTATGCCCATTCCTAGATCTATTCTTACTAGGACTTTCTAATCTGTACCCATCCTTGTTACTGCCACCCTTACTTAACATTTTCTTGTGGCTTATATCTTTACCCTTACGTTTTGCGTAGCCGTTTTTCCTATCAAACTCACGCCTAGCACGTTGGCGTTCCATCCTAGCTTCGTGCGCTTTACTACCCACTGGCGGGTTTTTTTGTTTCTTTCTATCTTTTGGGTTCTTGTAAGGCATCAGTGTCTACCATTATGTACACATTCTGTAACAATGCAATGTCGTTTACACAGCCCACTTTGGTGAGCATTCCATACATCTTTCTTCCACGCCTGTTCCATACGGTTGTAGTCAGCTAACCACTTCTTCCACATCTCAGGCTCGTCTTCTTTGTAATACTTGTCACGTATGAGTTCATTACAAACAACAAACAACAATCCGCCCTTCACTGTTTCTACGTCAGGAAAGTGTTTAAATATACACAGTGCCATAAGTTCCAACTGCCCTTTGTCTGCATACTTTGCACTCTTACCTGTCTTATAATCTATCACCCACGCAACTTTATTTTCTTCATCAAGTATAACTAAGTCAGCTATACCACGATACCAACAATCGTCATCCCAGAACCCACATGGCTCAAGGTCAGCCGTCAACCCCATCTCGTATTCACAAAGTTTGTTCCCCTGTTTCATATTCAATGAATCTAATGGGGCTTTTATATAATCGTACTCAGGGGGCAACGGCTTCCCATCTCGGATGTACTCCTCTGCGGCTTCATGCACAGCAGTACCGTAAAGCATCGCCTCAGTCTCAGGCTCTTTATAATCCTTTGCTATCTTTAGATGATAAAACTTCTTCGGACATTGTTCAAAGGATTTAATCTTACTGAAAGACCAAGGCGTCACGCTCATTAAATTACACCGACCGTTGCTATCACCGCTACTACACCGATAGAAAGTAAAAGTATTTCGGCTTGAGTGAACGTGTGTTCAGTTTTTAACCACTCCATTACGGATGTACGTGCATCCTCAATTTCTTCTTGTAACTCATCAATAGCTTCATCAGCCATTTCATGTGCTTCTTTGATAGCTTCTTCAATATCTTTCTTAGCCATTATTCACAGTCTCCATAAGATTGACCAATGCCAGATTCACACGTTATGGGCATACCCTCAGCCCATGAAGGTGTAGTGTTCATACACTCTTCTATGTATGACCTAGCTTCTTCTAACTCATCATCAGGTACACAGCATACCACGGAATCATGCACTGTAAGTACGGGTTTATACCTCTTGGCTATTGCCAACATCTGTTCACCCATGATGCACCTAGCGATAGCTTGGCATACATTCTCTGTAACCTTACCACCGTAGATTCTTGTACGCCCGCGTCTAGTCTTGTAGCTAAACTCTGGGCCTCTTTCACCTTGTTCGTAATCTAACCCATCGTATCGCATAACTAGACCACTTGGCAACTTTATACCGTAACCTGTTGTTGTCTCTACACTTTGTACAATGTTCTTAGCCCCGAACGAAATAGTTTTACCGCGTGACATCTCTACTAACATGTTCTGACAGTTACGCCAGAACTGAGCTATTTTCCAATTTGAATTCCTGTAGATAGATATAATCCTACGCGCCTCATCTACAGATATAGTAGTACCAAAGGACTTCAACTGCTCAGCAAATCGCACAGCACCCATACCATAACCTGCACCAAGTATCGTACTCTTACCTACAAACCTCTGTTCTTTGGTAACGTCTTCCTCTTTGACGTTGTATATCTTAGATGCCATCTTTATATATACATCTTCCTTGTTAGAAAAAGCATCGACTAAATCGTCCTGACCCGCCACCCACGCTAGTACACGTGCTTCAATCTGAGAGGAATCACAATCAACTATAGTGTAACCTACTGGCGCGATGATACTGGACTTCAACTTCTTACCATTGACACCACGACTGGGTAGATTTTGTATGTTGATCTTGTCATCACCGCCCCACCTACCAGTGTGTGCCGCATAATACCTCACAGGCACAGGTAGTAATCCTCGTTTAGCTATTCCTATGAACCTCTCCGTACGAGTCTCTTCCAATGTACTCTTCGTACCCAAACGTGCAGTAGCCAACGCTTGCACACGTGCATCTTCGTGTTCTTGTAATGCTTTAAACCCTTCGTCATTCTTGGCGAATGCTAGTGTTTCCTTGCCTGTTGTAAGGCTAATTTTGGTTGGGGGTTCAACTCCCAGTGATTTTAGTAGTTCGGCAAACTTGGGGTTACTCATTAACTGTTCACGTGTAACACCGCTAGATTCGATTAAGTCTTCTTTAATTTTCTTGGTGTTAGCTAGGTGTTGTTCAAGTAAACCTAAGTCAAGGTCAAGCACAGGTTGTGTGAACATGCGCAGAGTCATATCAATGATACGCATCTCTTGTTTAGGAAATCCCTTAGCCATACGCATGAACAACTTGTATGTAAGTTCAACGTCATTAACACAGTAGTCACCATATTTACTAAGTTCTTCTGGAGTGAAATCTGCCCTACGCTTACCAACCGCGTTTAAAACCTCAGTGCCTTTAGTTCCAAGATTATACCTTTTACTAAGCACATGGAGAGATCCACCAACCTCGACACCGTGTAGTGCGCGAGCGATGCAAAGAGTATCAGCAAGGACGCGAGGCTGTATATCAAAGAGCCAAGAAATAATAGCACCGTCAAACATAGTGTTATGACAAAGGAGCATACTGTTGCTCCAATCAAAAGAATGTAAGTACCTACTAATTTGCTCATGTGTACCACTCGCCCACTCCGTTTGCCCGTCATTTAGTTTAACACCTACACCGATAACCTCAAACCTAGGATCACGTATATATGCTTCCGTAGTCATCTTACGCAATGAGAAGTCTTTGTCGTAATACGTTTCAAAATCTAACGTAATTAAATCCATTACTCTCCTACCCTATCTATCAATAGAGTCAAATACCACTGGGCTTTCTGTAGATCTTCAAGGGGTTTACCCTTGTACTCATAACGCCACATGTATTTCATACAGTTACCCTTTAGGTAGCCTAGAAACGCGTTAGGACTCATACTAGATTCGATACCCTCAATACACTCTATTCCACCTGTATTGTAATGGCTAGGGTTGTTGACAACATCTTCCACTACGTCATCAACCTGCATGTCTGGGTATTGGTCACGAAACTCTTCCCATTTCTTAACAAGTCTAGGGTGGTTCTCTCTTAACTTATCCCAATCTTCGGGGGTCGCATTAACCATTTTCTTTCTCCCCCACTATAAAGTTTCCTTGCTCATCTGTAGGCAAATCATATAACTGCCACATTGCTAGGGCGTTTGAGTGAAACCCAACAGCATAATCCCACGCATCGCTTGCTGTAACATAGCCATTGTCATCGGAGTTTGCAAAACCCGCCACGTATATTTTTTCTGCTAACTTATGCACTGCCGCCACATCGCGCACGGTAAAGGTGTCTTCTTTATCTATTTTAAAATCTTCCATATCATATCTCCTCAAAAGTTTAATACAATGTGCTGTACGCCACGCGCCTTAGCACGACACAAATACTCTAACCAATTAGAAGATTGTTCTTCACCAGTCTCATC